ATACCCTCCTTTATTACCCCCTGTGCACCGGATTGTATTGGGGTGTTTCCCGCTTTTCGTAGTCCACTTTCCACAACCCACTCTCGACTTGATAACACCTCTGGGATGTACCGTACTCGACCAAATAGGTCCCATACTTTCCCATACCGTTTTGCCATGGCGTGTTGGGTATTGGTATAACCTCGTACTCCTGGGTATGTGTCCAACCACCCATCGATAAGGTCTTGGCAGGATTTTATTGTCCACCCCTCTACACCCTCCAGCTCAAATTGCATGAACAATCCTTGTGCGGTGATCCCGTACACAATACCAAACGCCACACTCTTGGCAGGTCGTCTGTGTTTGTCCTTATCCACTTCGGATAATGGTATCCGGAACATAGATGCTGCTGTTAAGGCGTGGATATCCCCACCGCTGCGGAATATCTTAATCATGTTTTCATCACCGGAGACATGGGCTAGGATGCGTAACTCGATTTGCGAATTACATGATACGAGGCCGTTGGATAGGACATAGTTGTGGGTATCCTCAACAGTGATCTGGTATACTGGTTTCACTCCTATGTATTCGATACTGGTTATCCTGTGATTACCCCCACCCCTTTCCCTTTTATGAGAGAAATAACAATCTCGGTTACAGTAATTATTCCCCTTACTACTAATTGAGTTAGCTTTTCTGAATTCAGTACCGCAATAACCACACACCACCATACTTGAGTTTGGGTGTTTGCCATAATTAGGATTGTCCTTCCCGGTGTATGACCTCCGATTCTTCAATCCAACTCTCAAAGCCTCAAGCCGTTTGGTATCAGTACGAGTACCCTTTTTTACCTCTCTCCAATATTGTATTCCACCCTGGGCAGAATTCTTAGCATCTGTAATATACCTTAAATTATCTGCATGCCAGTTAGTGATATCCCTATTTCTATGATCTACACAATATCCATCCGGGCAAGGACCATATTGAAACCCTGCAACAAGGGTGTGCTTCTTTTCATAATTAAAGTATGATCCTATGTACCAGGTAGGGTATTTTTTCTGACTATTGGTTCCGGTTTTTACGTGGGCCAGTCGATCCCCTACGGATAATTCCTTTAGCTTTTTCTTTTCCCTGGTGTACGTTACCCAGGAATGCTCCTCTGTGCATTCCACACTCGACCCATCTTCCAAAGTCATACGGTATACGGGTAGCTCCCCAACACAAGCGGTTGCGGTTACCGGGTTCATCACCAAGTCATTCTCTTCTTGTAATGACAACACCCCCATACCCGGAACTATATCCTGTATTTGGACAATTCCCTTATTGGTATTGACAAGGGTATCACCTACAACACAGTAATCTAATGACACTAGTATACACCCATCCCCAGCTACAAACCCATTCCGTAATTCCTTCCCCTCGACACTTCTCACCGGCTGATTCATAAGATTGGGGCTCTCGGATGCAAGCCTCCCAGTAGCAGCGCGTGTCGTTTTGAATGTAGTGTGGATTCTACCATTCTCGTCTGCGAGTTTTGGCAACACCGATACATATGTGGAATCCAGTTTCTTATACCCTCTCCAATCCAGGATCATCCCGACGACTGGGTGTTTGTGTCGTACCGCTTCCAAATACTTCGCCTCAGTGCTGGGAAGTTTACCATACTTCTTCTGTAATAGCCTGAGTTTTACCATCAATTCCCCGGTTTGTGGGGATGATCCCGGGTTGAAATGCCCCTTCCAAATACCCGCTATTGAGATGTGGATTTCGGCCTCAATCTCCCTCATGCGGGATTGGTATTTCACACTCAGACCCGTAATATACCCCCCTTCTATTTTTATCCCCGCTTCCATCATGTCCAATACCAATGGCATCATTCGCATGTCACGATCCAACGCCTCTTCCAACTCCTCCTCTTCGATTTTGGCTTGCAGTATTGGGTAGAGTTGACGTGTGATGTCTGCATCTAGTCCGGCATATCGAACTGCGGATTTCAGTGGTATGTCCCCGAGGTATCCTTCCGGCATTACTCCCAGTACCGCCTCCACCATCCCCCTTCCCTCATTAGGCTTTATATTATTCCACCGAGTGTAAAGGGATACGGGCGCTCGTTCCCCCCGCTCCCCCTTTGCTTTATCATTGATCATACGAGTGATCTTTTTGGATACATTTTGTGGGTTTTTAATATGGGGCTTTCCTTTATCCCAGGTAAGGATTGGTTCGGGGTTGGGCCATGTCTTACTCAATGCCCCACATAAATACACAAGGGCTTTTCCCTCTCCCACATCCCCTACCACGTCCTTGTACTCTTCCATACGGATGTTGAGTAGTCGATAAGATAGGAGTTTTAGGGATTGTGGAAGTTGAAGAAGGTATGCCATGGTCATGGTACACACCCACTCCCTTACCTCCATACCCACCTTTTTCAGTACGGGTATGTCGTATATTGCATTGTGAAATATGGCTTTGGGGACTGTATGGGGGGTGGGGTTGAGGAGTACCCTACCAAATCCGGCACTGTTGGAGTATGACATACACCAGAATTTTCCGTGCAGACCATCAGTTTCGGTATCGATTGCGGGGATGGTGGTTGGGGATTTGGGTTTGGGAATGCTGCCACCATTACCATGACTGTATTGTTGATTGTATTTTCTCCCATTGATATTGGTCCTTGGTTCCAACTTCCCATCCCCACCCGTTATTTGGAGTTTAAGTTGTTGAAAATCCCTTCTTATATCTAACATCCTATCCGGAAAGCGCAACCCGGAGGCTGGATGATATATTGGTACCACTATCCAGGGTCCACGAGGGGAGAGGTAGGGTATACCGTGTACCTCTTCCATTTTCAGTGGGGTTGGGAATTCTTCATTCGGGGTTAGGGGGAGGCCCAAAAACCACCTCACGGATATTAACCCCATTGCACCGATGACTTTGGGCTGCAAATACTCCAATTCCGGTATGAGGTGGGTGGTGGTACACTCCAGTATTTGGCTTGGGGTAGGGTCCGGATTCCCTTGGACAAAACACTTACAAATGTTCGTCGTATAAAAATGGAGTCGGGATTGACCTATTACCCGGAGGTAGTTGTCGAGGTCTTTGCCGCTGTCACCAACAAAAGGGGTTTTGGTTCTGTGTTCTTCCTTTCCAGGACCCTCTCCCACCAGCACACACCCATTCCAAAACTTCTCGTCCGGGTATTCTTCTTGTACTTTTTGTTTACAGTTTTTTGAAATACACTTCATATTACCACCTATTCTTTGTTATTACAAAGTTTGTCACATTCTTTTCCTGCTATAACGGTAAAAATAAATACTCTATTATCTAACTTTTGATAAATCTTGGAAAGTCTCTGTCGGGAAATACTAAATTGTTTTGACAACTCCCTGGTAGACACCCCATTGTTGTGGAGTTTAAACACTTCGAGATCCCCTACTTTAACATCCCCAAATATTTCTATGAAGAGATTCATAATAGTACCCCCCCCCTATCCACCCCTTTAGAGTGTAAACCTCCCCATCCCTATCCCCATCCCTATCCCCATCCCCATCTTTATTCTTCGTGTTTAGCCCAACTTTCCAATAAACCTCCCTTACGTATCTTCTGGCATCACCTGAATCGATATGGAATAGCTCACACACCCACGAGAACCCATCACCCAGTACCCACTTTTCAGCCTCACTCTGTATTCTTCTATCCCCACTCCCAAGTTCTCGTAACGCGGTTACTGTTACATGAACCCAAAACCTCCTACACGCATTCGCCTCTTCTCGTGTGGCCACCATTTCCACTTCTACTTCCACTTCCACCACCCTTACCTCAATGATGAAACCACCTTCTCTGCAATTCCTTTACCAATACCTGGGATTTTCACCCAGTCTTTCTCCCCCGCCAACACCATTTCCATTACGCTATCAAAATACCCTTCCACCACCCCGCTTAGTTTTGTCCCTATTCCTGGTAATTCGCCGGCAATTCTCCTCTTGAGGGTTGGTTTACTTAATTGTACCATACCCCCACAAGGGGAGGGGATTTTCCCGCATCCGGTACCAATGTGGGATATGTGTTTATCCCAACCTTTACTCCACCACTTGTATAATCGATTTGTCCACTGTACTGTCTCCATTGGGGTGGAGGTGTGGTGGATGTGGATTCCAGCTTTCATTTCCAGGGTGTTGAGGTATCCATATACCCTATTCCCAGTCCAACGTTCATTCCCGAATCTCCATTCCCTCCACCCCTTTTTCTTTCCAGACCACTTCTCCACCATACCCGTGTCCACATTCACCCTCCAGATACCCTCAACAACGAGATATACTACATTGTATGATGATACCAATCCGGGAAGCTGGTGGGATGACAGTCTTCCGCTGGATATCGATGATAGGAGATCGCCGAATCGCTTCCTTTCAATTCCAATTTGGGTGGGAATTCCCCCTTCACCTGTCCCGAGAAAAGCAATATCGGCAAACTTCAATCGTGTGAGTTGGGTGGGGGTGTGGGTGTGGGACTGGAAAAATGGGAGTAGTTCCTTTGATCCAACTCTGTTATCGAGTAGTATCATTCGTGTTCTCCACCTGTTATAGGATCAAACCCATGGTAAATGGAATACCCATCCCGGATTAGCCGCTGAACCACGGCCTGTCGTATATAAGTGAGTATTCTTCCGTCATTTTTGTATACTTCTTTGTTATGGCAAACACAGCAGAACCCATCCGTAGGGAATGAATAGTCTCTTATTGATTTGTAAACCATTGTCATTGTGGTACAGGCGTGTACAATTGCATCTTCACTTGTCATTTTCCATCTCCTTCCCTCTACCCCCACACCTCACAAATTCCTCCCACTCATTCCAACACCTCTTTAAATTAAATTGCACCATCTCCATTTGGGAAAGTATTTGAACAAGTGCAATAGACTCCTCATGTTGATAATCCCCGGTGGTGGCCTCTTGGAGTATCCTCAACCCCTCTATGATGTAGCTTGTACCAAGGATTAGTTTTTCCTGTCGGTTCATTATCATTACCAACCCCCCCCCCCAGCCTCATATTCCAAGTTCATCGCCATCCTCAATTAATGCGTTGGATATATCCTGTTTTGACATATCGTAGCAGCAATGCTCCTCTACCCAATTATGAATCTTGGTTGCCCTATCCACCGCTTCCTGACACTGTTCCGCCAATTCCCTATCCAAGAACAACTCCCCATTCGTTGTCTTGTACGCCTGTATCTCTGTTATTTTGGGCATAATATCTTCGTCTCCTGTTCTGCTCGTTCCTTTGAGCGCCTATTCTGTCTTTCGTTGTATTTGTGTTTGTAAACACTACCCGGGTCTGCTTCCATCTCCTTGTGGGCGTCTGGAAATTCTTCACAAGTCATGCCCACTCCAATGTAATTATCGGTTACCCCCTTCTCCTTCTCCTGAATGTCCTCCTCCCTGGAATTTGCGTAATTTTCATAAAACTTCACCGCAGGACCTGCATTCCGTTCTTCCCGTATGTCCTGGAGTATGTCGATGTAGTTTTGCATATCGGCAAGGGTGTCTTCCACACTTTCATTATTCGGCATCCTCCCATCCAGAAGCAGGTTACACACCCGATCCAGCTTGTGTGTGATGTGGAACAATGTCACCCCCTCGGGTTTGGTAATATCCACTTTTAATATCCGGCACAACTCCGCTACCCGATGGAAGTTGGCGTTGGGGATGTCCTCACTCCCATAATCCTCTTCCTTTGACCTGGACAGCTCCAACCTTTTCCTGAATCTTTCCTCCCAATGTTCTCTTATCATACAGTTTTCTCCTTTATTCCTGCTCCATAACCACCACATAAGCGGTACAGTTTTTTCCGTATCCGTCTTCATGTGGTGGTTATGGGGAAGGTTGTCCTCCACCTCTCAGTTTGGGTACAAATCTTGCATTATATAGTCCTACTTAATCCTATACTACAGCTAGACCACTAAAGAAGTAAACAAGTGACCAAGCTAAAACCACTGCTAAAAAAGTTAGTAAATATTCTCTTATCCTCCCTTCATAGTATAGTTCTAACAACTCTGATCGCTGTAATTGGAATACCAACTCTTGTTTATTTGGCGACAGGAACATTAGATATTTTAGTTCAAACACTAAAAACACCAACACCACTATGGGCAACCATTGCTTTGGTTCTTCTATCGGTCGTATATACTCAATTAAAATTGTCCAATCCATTATTCCCTCCCGAGAAACAACAATATTATAAATACTGCCCTGATTGTAATTCTGGAATCAGTATAAAATCCGTAGAAAATTATTGTCAATGTGGGGCCAAGTATCTTAAAAAATGCCCAAACTGTGACAAAGAGATAACCCGAGACGATAGCCGTGTTTGTTCTTCCTGTGGTCACACTTTCATACCAAACCGCATTCGAGTTACTTAACATCAATTTCTCCAAAGGAATCAAAATGAAGAACAAAGTTGATCCAACCAAGTGTTGTTATTTCAATGATCAAACATGTCTTGGACAGAACCTCCAAGCAATAGGAAGATCGGTAAGCACAACCTTTGTTGAATGGGACGGCAAGAGTTTTTCCATCTCCGATGCCTTTGATTTTATAAAAGAACACGGATGCTCCTTTTGTGAAAAAGGTAAACCTAACTCCACACCGACTCTTCTTTGACCCATCTAAAATGTTTTGCTGATTCCACCAATATCAAACTAATTATACCAGCCACCCGTTCCTCAAGAGTAGCTGTGTCAAGACCTTTCGTATCAAACCTTATAGTATTCCATGTTGTGAATTTGGGACCGATACCCTCCCCTCCAGCCACCCCAAGACAAACAATTGCCTCATCTTCTCCAAGATTCAATTCATCGGTTATGGTGAATTTTGCATCCGGGTTGTTACGACATATCTCTCGTTCAATAAGTGGTGTTTTGGGGTTTTGCTCTAAATCCTCTCTTATTTGCTTCATTACCATGTCTTCGTCTATGGTTTCCACTTGTTATTCTCCTTCATTCCTGCTCCATAACATATCGGTGAGCCATTCTACCAACTCGTTATGGGGAATCGATTCCCAGTTCCTTTACCTTTGTCTCCAGTCTCCTAATCCGAATTTTCAATTTTAACACTTCCTGCTCGGATTTCACTATCCTGGTTCTTAGTGTCTCCACCAGACTCTTGGTGTATTGTAATTCCTTTTTCACCACATCCTTTTCCATTTTACCTATATCCTCCATTCCACTATCACGGGGTCTTACGGGTAATCCGGCTCCGGCATCCAGTGAGTCACGGGCCAGCCTATTCCCAGTCCAACATTTATTTCTCCACCCATTTCTTTCATACCCTTTACCCCCTTCATCCCCCTTGGGATACTACCTACCCCTACCCCTACCCCAAGCCCTACCCCATCACCATACTACTCAAAACCCCAAAATCCACCATACTTCCGGATAGCTCCAACTCCCGCACGTTTGGGTTGTGTCGAGAATCTGTAACTTTTAATTTGAATTCCCCTTCTTCTTTATCAAAATACACCAAAACATTACACTGTACCTGAAATCCAGTATCCTTAAACCCTGCTCGCTCTAACTCCCCCGTCCTCTTGTCATTTATATACTGGTCTTTGAGCCGGTGAATGATGATGAGGTTTTTATCGGAATTGAACGCCGACTTTATCAATTGTCTATACTCCGCATTCACTGGTCCATAGTGATGGGGTTTTATGTTGCTGAGTTTTCCGAATCGGGCCAGCCTATTCAACTCCCACAATTCCGTACCAGTGTCCACTATTACCGTCCGTACCTCCTTGGTAATGAGGAGTGAGGTATAGGTTCGTCGCACCTCTCCCCATAGTTTCAGGTAATCCACTGGTTCTGCATCATCTGGAGTGGGCAGGGGGACGTCGTATTCAAATACCTGTATCCTCTTGTGTTTGAACTTGTGTACCACCCCCTCCAATCCAACATCCAGGGAAATGTATCCTATTGGGTCCGGGGCGGTAAGGGAGAAATGGGTTTTTCCACTTTTCTCTAATCCGTCCAACCCCAGAATCATTCTCGGGGTGGTGGTTATTGTGGTGGCGTCTACTCCTCCTAGTTTTGATAGGGCATCATTGATGGTGACATTACTCATAGTGGCATCTTCTCCTCTTTTTCAAACTCATCCAGTATTTCAGGGTTTAAAAGCCTATACCCTCGGTTTAGGTACTTGGTTATCCGAATAAGGTGGTGAACTGGAAATGCAAGTAGTGGTTTTAGGATTGTGAATTCCCTATTTTGAACATCTTGGAGGAAGGTATCACCAAACACAAACCCATCCCCATCCTCCTTCCCGAAGTCATACGCCGCCATGCAAATTGAAAGGTCAAAATCATCAATGACACTTTTTGCCCCATTGGGAAAAACCGGGTCAAAGACAACGTGTATATCCAATTTTCCTTCTTGGGTGAAAAGTGCGGCATATTCTCTATCTTTGGTAGCTGGCTGTGGATAGTAGCCATCCAACCCCAAGACAAAACTATCAGCATGCTCCTTTGTGGTAAAGAAGAAGTCCAGATCTCCGCCCCCCTCTTTAGTGAATATTCGTGTGAGCATTCCCCCAGCGAGAATGGCTTTTTCCTTTACTGCCAGTTCCCACAACCCACCCCGTAGTACTCTTTTTAGTAGGGATAGTTCCCAACCAAACTCCCCCTCCTTCATTTCACCCACCCCCTTGACTCTGCATGATTCCGTATCATGTTCCAGTTCTCCCTCAATTCCAATTGAGAAAACACCAACCGATATACCACGTACTTCGGGGTAGGGGGTTTGTAATCCCCATTGATGTACAATACCCGGAGTATGCAGGAATTCATCTTACCACCTTCATCCTCCCCCTTACCCTGGTTGATCATGTGGATGTAGCTTTTAATCTGTGTCATCCAATACCATGAATCCTCAACACTCCTGGATGCAGATTTCCGTGTTGCTTTGTATTCTTCCAACTCCCACTTCTCCATATTTATCCCATCCGGACTACCTGTAATTCCATCCAACATCACCTCCCCAGGACGGAAAATACATTCTTCGCGGTGTCTTTCCGCAAACGCCATTGAGAGGAGTTCTTCCCAGACAAACCCGAATTCCGCCTGGGGTTTTTGTATGGGGGAGTCTCCGTACCCGGTATTGAAAAGCCGATCTCCTATGTCGGTTGTTATTGTTGATAGGTGTAGGGTGTCGGAGCGTGGTACTCCACTATCCCCTAATGTTGCTGGAATTGTCTCATCCAGGATGGTAACTTCCATTTTCCTTTCCCCTTTGTGTTTGTGGGCTGGGTTCGGGGTCATTACCATCCCTGAACCCAGCCCCCGGTTACTGTTATCTAGGCATTACAACCCCACCTTTATTTAGGCGTTACAACCCCATTTGCATAATTCCAGGGCCGATCCTCATCTCCGAGGAATTCATCATTGTAAACCAACTGCACAGTCTCATTTCTAACATTGGCATCTTCATCTGCCATGAGTTTAAAGATTTCGGCTGGTAGTGTGGCTCTGGTTACCCCGTCAGGGTTCTTGGCAAGTTCGCCCAGGATTAAGACTATTGCTTTACCTTCAATGTCATTATCGCCCCGGGTGGAATTTCCGGACTTGTCTGCAGGTTCCGTAGCCTTAGCCGCCTTCCCAGCTCCCTTTCCCTTCTTCCCGGGTAGGGACTTGATCTCGTCCACGGTAAGGATACCTGGATCTTCAAACTTCTTCTTCTCGGATCGTACCAATCCCGACCTCTTTGGTGATGCCACTCGTATCACATGACATACCATCCCCTCGAATTGGGATATGTCCGGTCCCATGTCGGTGTACCCGGCATTGGCAAGGGAGGTAAGGAGTATTCCTCCATTACTACTGGTTGATACTCCAGTGGCTTTTCCGATACGCTTGAGATACTTTCCCTCTTCTGCTGCCTTCTTACCATCATCACTCGGGACCCAGTCAGTCGGCTTCCCCACACTCCAGTTTTGCGTAGCCTCCATGCCGTCTTCTGTTTCCACTTTCCACTCGATTGAGGGTACAGGTTCTGGTTGAGTCCCATTGTAGTCAAACATAGCAAATCGGGATCTGATAATTGTTATCACCTCGTCGTCCAACAGTCCCCCACCCTCGATAAGATCCTCTGGGGATAACCCGGCTACGCCTTCCAATACAGTTTCTTTCTTCTTGGTCATGGTGATTTTCTCCTTTTGGTTTTGGTTTTAGATTGTGGTTATGGTCATGGTTTTGGGCTACAATCGGCTATAGATTATGATCCCAGCGCACAAACTTTCTACTCCTCTATCACCTCCTCCTCATAAATATCATCCGGGTATTTCAAAAGCACAACAGCGTTTGGAGTTAATACATTCTGGTGCGCAATAGCGGCTTCCGTATCGGGGAACACTTTCCCATCTGTAGTCTCAAACATCCGTACCACTTTTATGATCACAATCTTGGTACCATCTGGCATGGTTTTCACCCCCCTCGTATTCCAAATTCCGTTTCTCTCATCATTTCCTCCAACTCTTCAATTGTCTTTTCCAACTTCCCATCCCCCATGGCCCACAGGCCTTCTTTTGGGGGGATAATCACCCTACTCCTCCGCACTGACTCCAGCCAATACTTCGGGGCGAACTTTTCCGCGACTCGTACGAACCATTGAAAATTATCATCAATTACAAACACCACGCAATAATCCCAACTACTCCGCATTCCCCTACCACACGCTTGTACCAAGGCTTGCATTGCAAGGTAATTCCCATACTCCTTATCCGCCTTTACCCGCTCCTGCATTACCAAACTCCTGGTGTCGGGAAATGGGATTTTCCCCACTACCTGCCACCGACATTCATCATCTGGGAAATCCCACCCAGTGACGAGACTGGGACTTACCACTACCTTTGGCGGAGAAGCGTTTTTGAATTCCTGAATACGGATTTTGATGTCCCGAGTGGTGTGGGTAATGGCATAGTCACAGTAGGGTTTGGGGAGGTGGTCCAGGAGTAATTGCGCCCGTTTGTAGCTTGTAGTGTGCACTATCCCCTTATGATTTTCCCACATTGACATGATTTGTCGAACCCGTGCCACCCACAACCTCACCATGTCGCTTTCACTAGTGCGGAAATTAACCCGTACCGTGGGAATGTGGTATACAAGTCGGCTGGAAAGGGGGAAGTCCGTGTCCCATTCCCGGTATTCCACATTGTCATTGTCCCCTACCCCTTTCCCTTCCATCTTTATGCCTAAAAGTTCCAGGGTTTTTGGCCGTACCGTTGCCGAGGTGAAAAACACCTTTGCTACGTCTTGGAAAAGCAACGTCTTTGCCTGTCTCCCTGGAGACACTGGAGCCACCATTAACACACTCTCCCCACCCTTGACCTTCTTCTCCTCCACTACCCACTTCCCAGTCCTGGTCATGGAGAGTACATTCGCCACACTTCTCGACAATACCTTCATTTGTCGATGCAACAGTCTGGATTTTGGCGTTCCCATGATGAGTTCCCGTCTTGCCAATGTCCTTAAGTCCTGTTCCACACGGGTTTGAGTTTCCATCGCCCAGTGTTGCACCATACTCACCCGCTCCTTGTGGCTGATATCCTCGGGGAGGTTGTATAGTGCCTCATACCCCAGGTTCCTGACATCCTTGGACCGGATTGTTATCTCCATATAATTCTCCAACTGGGATACGGAGTCGTGTGCCTCGTCCAGGACCAGTAGTCCGAATTTTCCCAAACTGGTATCCATCACGGCGGAACTCCTGGGTCGATTTTGAGTATGGAGGTAGAAAGCGTAATTCGTTACTACAATATTCGCCTTCTGGGCTCGGCGTAGTTGGTCATAGAATGGACACCCTCCACCCTGTTTTCTCGGGCAATTGTATCCTACAGTACACGGGGCTTCATCACAGGAAAAGCGGTTATTGTCGATGTCGCAGAGGTAATTCCCCCGACCCTTCATTTCCACCACAAGGTTGGGGAAGTCGCGTACAAGTTGTGCCATAAGCCCCTTGGTACTGGTAAGCACACAGGTACGACGTCCTGACAGTATCCCCATGGTAATGTATGATAGGGATTTGCCCGTACCCGTGGGCTGGACATAGCATATGAACCGAGAGGGGGAGTCCAACACCCCGAGAATGGACTCGGGTTGGTGTGGGCGCCAGGAAGGGAAATTCCCTCGTGGTAGGCCGAATGCCTCTGGTGGTGGGAGGTGGGAGTGGGGAGTATTGGAATTAATCTTCATTGCTCTCTCCTTCTACTATTATTATGTCCTTCTGAAATTGTGCATCAAGAACCTTCTTCATCCTGGTTTTGTACATCCAATACGGCGACCTCCGACACGTATCATACCTTCACCACCCATCGCTCTCAACCGATATGTTTTTGTAGTTCATTAATATATTCAGCGACCTTTCTATCAAGCCAAGGTTGCTGAGTTTTCTCATATCTGTAGCATCTGTCTCCATATACAGACCTTGCTCCATAATGTGCAAAACCACATTTTGGACAACCTCCACACTCCCCATCCCACTCCCCATCCCTAAAAACCCATTCACAAGACGCGCAGACTCTTAGTTCTGCCATCCTATTCCTCATCTTTCAATTCCCCCAACATACTCTCCAATATCCAATTCTGTTTCGCTACCTCTTCCCCACCACTTCCCTCTCCCACAAGTAGATGCCCGAATCTCGCTTTCAACTCCTCCAAATGCTTCTTCTTCCAATACCCATCCGGCATGGAGTCCAGGTGTCCCCCTACGACTTCCAATAGCCTTCTGGCTTCCACTATCCCCCCGTCACCACTACCCAGGTGATACGCAATACGATCCCCCAAACGTATAAA